GTGGGCAGAAATCATTAAGACGTGCTCTGCCCACATCTCTCCCCAGGGACGTATAGCCTACATTATCAGCCCTACGCAATGTGAAGATGGAAGTGTCATAGATCATACCACAGATATGCTCCGTGCATGTTGGGATGCTCAGCTTGTTGTTGAGCGGAGGATTATTGTTCCTTATTCAACGCAACAGGCAACAGGCCAGCAAGTTACCTGGGCGCGTGAAAAGAAACGTATGCTGAAACTCTATCGGGATTTGGTGATTTTGAGAAAAGGCAGTTGATATGGTGATGGATACATTTGCAGATAGGATAGCTGCCGCGCTAGAAAAGGAAAAAGCCGATACTGCCCAATTGGAAAAACTTGGATGTCATGTAGAACCCTTTGGTCAGGCTCTGCTATCAGATAAGTTCCGGGGATATCTAAAATCTCATCCTAATAAATTGAATGTGAGATGGTTAGGAGATTTGTTGATCGCTCGCCCTGACTTGTTGGATGCACAGGTATCAGAGTCTACGTGGATAGGAGACTCTAAGATTGGGCGGCTAAACACCCAATATTGGGATTTAGAGAAAAGTGCGCATAGCGCCCATCGCTTACAACAGGATGCGCTTAGCTTGCCCCATGTATATATCTGGCCTGATGGTATTTCATGCTCATATGTAGATGATTTGACTGATGATATTCTCATAGAAGGGCCATATAGGGGATATGGCTCTGGTACTCCATTTTGGCTTGTTCCAAAGGAGTTAACACGCTCACTTGATAATGTATTTGGTAAGGAAGTGCTCCACGCACTTAAAAATGATGGATTTGATGATGATTGGGCTGATGATGTGGCTCTCACACTCTCTAAACATCCTACGGTACTATTACACTTCAAAACATATGCAGAACGTGACCATTTCATCTCATTCTATATCGACAAACAAAGAAAAAGCGAAACCCTGCTCAGCCTGCTGGACGTGATCGAGCACTACCGCTGCGCGCCTATTGCGGAGCTGGTCAAGGAGATGAAGGTATGAGTGAAGACCGCACAAATTCGACAGCTAAAAAGCGCCTGAGTACGAAAGCGAAACAAAAGCTCTTCCTTGCAGCCTACGCGCAGCATGGCAATGTGTTGCTTTCTGCACAAGAGGCTGGCATCAATCGTACCACCGTCTACACCTGGCTAGAGCACGATGAAGACTTTTTCTTCGCCTACAACCAGGCCAAAGAGGATGCCAAAGACGTGCTGCGTGCTGAAATCTACCGGCGCGGTGTTGCAGGTTGGGACGAGGATGTGTACCAATTGGGCAAGTATAGGGGCACTGTGCGCAAGTATAGCGATACGCTTTTAATATTCCACTCCAAGGCACTTATGCCAGAGTATCGCGAGAAACAGCAGCTTGATGTGACGATGCCAGGGCAGGTACAACGTGATGCTGCATTGGCATCGCTCACCGATGAGGAGATAGAGATACTTGAGAGAGCCAGCAGTCGCATCACGCGCCAAGAGTAACCTGTTACATCCTCAGAAGTTGGCGCAAAAACTTGAGGTCGAGAAACGCGAGCGAGGCCGTGAATCGTTCCGCTTCTTCGCGCGTCAAGCGTGGCCTGTGCTTGAGCCTGGCACCGATCTCGTGTGGAACTGGCATCTTGACGTGATGTGTGACCACCTACAAGCCGTGTTCGAGCAGCGTATCAAACGCCTGGCAATCACGATTGCCCCAGGTCATGCCAAGTCTTCGTTCGTCTCTGTACTCTTTCCCGTGTGGTGCTGGATATCTGACCCCTATAGCAGATGGTTATGTGCGTCCTATTCGCTCGATCTCGCAGTACGCGACAATAAGAACCGGCGTGACCTGATCGAGTCCCACTGGTTCCAGCAACGATACGGGCCGCTCTTTACCCTCTCCTCCTCGCAGAATGTGAAGGGCTTTTTCGAGAATGATAAACGCGGCTATTCGATAGCGGTGGCTGTGCGTGCCAGCGGAACAGGGAAGCGTGGCACACATTTGCTCATTGATGACCCTAACAATGCAATGGCTGGCCTTGCCGACATTGACGCAACGAAAGAATGGTTTGGCAAAACATGGATGAGCCGCTTGAACGATCAGGAAAACGGCTCCATGATTATTGTGGGCCAGCGTCTGCATGAAGAGGACTTGATAGGCCATATTCTCAAGCTCGGCGGATGGGAACATCTGAACCTGCCCGAAGAGTACGAGCCTGCCCGCAAAAGTTACACAAGCATTGGATGGGAAGACCCTCGCACAGAGGAAGGCGAGTTACTGTGGCCTGCAAAGTTTCCCCATGAGGTGCTTGATAAACTGAAAAGAGAACTAGGGCCATTGCACTACTCCGCGCAGTACCAGCAAAGCCCGATACCCACCGGAGGCTACATCTACAAAGAGAAAGATCGACGCTGGTTCACCGTCGATCAGGTGACCCAATCATATTTACTTGAGACGCCGCGAGGCCGTGTCACCGTTCCTATCAAGGATTGTTGGAACCTGGCCGTGATTGACCTGGCAATATCCACCAAATCGACAGCTGACTTCTTTCTCATGGAAACCTGGGCGATCACACCCTATAAGGATGCGCTCTTGCTCCATGCCCTGCATGAACATCTGGACTTCTCAGAGCAGCAGCAGCAGATACCGCTCTTATTCCAACGGTTCCATCACTCGATCATCGCGGTAGAGAAAGTCGGCTATCAACTGGCAATGATACAGTATCTTATTTCGCTTGGACTGCCTATCAAGCCATTCACGCCGCAAACCGATAAGATCACCCGGTCTACTACCGGCTCTATCCTCTATAGCAATGGCAAGGTGTACCACCACAAGGATATGCCAGGTATTGAGGAGGCAGAGAAAGAGTTGTTTAGCTTCCCCAAAGCGCCACACGATGAATACCCCGACTGCCATGCCATGATGGCCTTCGTGATTGCAACCTATGGCCGACCTGGGTTGCTTGACCTGGATGATGACGCGGAAGAACTCGACACCACCTTGAGTATCGAGCAATTGAAGCAAGCGGAAGCGGTGACAGAAGAGCAGCGGCAGGCGGCAGAGGAAGATGCTCGTCACCAGGAGCAGGAACTCTACAAGAAAGGCGGCTTGCTCATGGATCCGTTCCAATGGGCTGCATCTCATGAGGGAGGTTGGGAATGAAAGTGAAAGTAACCCTATGCTTCAGAGACTATAGCAGTAATCCAGATAAGGCATGGTCAGTTGGTGGGAGTAGCTGGATTTCAGATCAAAAGCAGGTTTCTACACATGATTTGAGGAAGATGTTTGATCATGCCTTAGAGCATACTCTTGCTATGACAGCGCCAGGTGACGATCTTATCATTACCTTAGAGACGAGCGAGGGATAGTATATGAGACGTTTCATCCTCACCTATCAAGAGCGCAAGGGATTTAGATATTGCATGGAACTTGAGGGCATAGAGTTCTCTAATGGCAATGTCGCACTAGAATATTATCCTGATGGCAGTGATTGGCCTGGCGCTCGTGGCTTTATAAATCTAAAGAGCATGGAACACAAACTCAATGAGTTTGGTGACCCGTCTATCAAGTGGCTAGATGAGGTGCAACCATGAGTAGTTCTATGTGGTTGAGGCAAGTTGACGCTGCCTGCCCATGTTCACGTTCAACATGTCTAATTCGCTTCACGCGATTTCGCCACAGGCTGCCAGTTCCTGGTTGCGCACCCAATCGTGAACCGGAAGGGAATCGAACCCAGCTTCTGCATCAATCATGCCTCACGAACACTATAACATGGAGGTGCAATCTTGAGTAGACGACGCCCGCGTGACACCCGGCCACATATCAGCGAGAAAGCCGACCCCAATATCCAGGTCGTCGTAGCACAGCAGGGCGTGGCAACCCCCGCACAGATGCCGCGCAACATGCGAGCCTACATCCAGGAAGGCTACCGCAGCAACGGAACGGTGTTTCGCGTCGTGGGCCATATCGCCCGTGCAGGTGCTGGTATCAAGTGGAAGCATTATACCGACGAGAAGAAGAAACGGGAGATGCCCAACTCCGAACTGCTGCAACTCTGGAATACACCGGCGCCCAAGACAGCAGGCACTTCGTTTAGAGAGGCCATGCTGGCGTACTACTGCCTCACCGGCAATTCCTACGTGCTCGGCATCAATGCGAGCCAGAACCAGGCGGGCAAGTTCGACGAACTCTACAACTTGCGACCCGATCACACCAAGATCAAAGTCGACAACAACGGGCCGCTGTACTACGAGTTCGGCAACTTCTCCCCGCCTCGCAGGTATGGCGACCCGTTCGTGATGCACAACAAACTGTTTGCCGGCAACGATGATGTGTATGGCATGTCACCGATTGAAGTTGCAGCGATGGACGTAGACATTCAGAAGGCCGGAAAGAAATGGAACCTCGGCCTGATGTCCAACATGGCACGGCCTGGTGGCGCATGGGTCACCGATGCCTTGTTGGGTGATACGGAGTACAAGCAGCTCAAGGAAGAGATCAGGAAGAAGTTCGCAGGGCCGCGCAACGCTGGCGAAACCGCCATCCTGCACGGCGGCGTCAAGTGGCAATCGATGAGCATGTCACCCTATGAACTCGATTGGCTGGAAAGCTCCACCAAGGGCGACCGTGACATTGCGGGCATCTTCTTCAACTTCCCCTTGTTCCTGCTTGGGTTGGCTGACTCGACCTATACCAACCAGGAGGAAGCGCGGTACGCGCTCTACACGGAAATTGTCTTTCCCATCCTGGACACATTCCAAGATAGCCTGAATATGTGGCTCACGCCGCGCTATGGTGGCTTCCTCGGCTACGATCAGGAAGATGTCGAGGCTATTCAAAAACGGTTGCAGGAAGCAAAGGGACAGGCATCTGATAGGGCAACAGCAGAATTTGCCGCCA